ATTGACCCGGCCCTAACCGGGGACTCGCTAGGCTTAGCCGTTGTGCATGTTCACGGACGAAAGCTGGTGTCCAGGCCAGACCCAAACAACGCAGGTAAGTTCGTTAAGCGAGGGGCACCCACGTACAAGGTAGACCTGGCCCTCCAAGTCACCCCACCGAAGAACGGGGAAATCCGGCTGGCTTCGGTTGAGCACTTAGTCTACACCCTGCAGGAGCAGGGCATGAAGATGGGTGGGGTTACGATTGATGGGTTTCAGTCGGCGTCTATCCGCCAGAATATGGAGGAGCACGGCATCCCCTGCGAGAGGCTATCTGTAGATCGCCATGCTGACGCTTACCTGGAGTTGCGGGATGTTGTTGAAGAAGGGCGCATAGAGTTGTATCACTACCCACCTCTGCTTGTTGAGTTAGAGCAATTGATTTACTATCGCCACATCGGGAAAGTGGACCACCCTCCTGATGGCTCTAAGGACGTGGCTGATGCTTTGACCGGGTCCGTTTTTGGTGCCATGAAACAGGCACCCCTGGCCTCAGCCGACTGGGATGGGATGAAGATAAAGGCGGAGATTATCGGTGCTGTTTGACGCCCCCAACTCGTCCGAAATGATTTCGCTGGCCAAGGCGTCCGTCTACACGGACGACCTGAGACCTTCCCGGGTTCAAGACAGGACCGACTACACGGCGTTCAACGCAGAGAATGCGATTGAGCCTATGTACAACCCCAAGGTCTGGTCAGCCCTGCTGAACCAATCCAGTCGGTTGTCGCGAGCAGTGCGTGTCTTGGCTAGGAACACCGTCGGGTTGGGCTTTTACGTCTCATCGCGCACCCCACTTGACGAGATGTCGCCAGCGGAGCAGGAGCAATTCAAGCGTGAGTCAGAGGCCCTGGAGCAACTGTTCGACTCCCCCAACCCCGAGCAGTCTACGCCAGAGTTGTTTGAGTGCCTGAAGATTGACGAGGAGGCTACAGGCGACTGGTGGATGGAGGTGGTCAGGGATAGGTCTGGGAAGATCGCCGGGCTGTACCACGCCCCGTCCACAACCATGCGGATCGCTGTAGACGGCAGGCACTTCTTGCAGTCCAGGGCCGGCGGGAAGAACCTGATCCACTTTACGTCCTTCGGCGATAAGCGGGTCTTAGACCCTCGTACCGGCAAAGAGGCGGCGCTTCCCTGGGATAAGCGTGCTTCCGAGGTAATCCATCGCCGCATCTACACGCCGGATGACGACTGGTATGGCGCACCGAGATTCGTACCCGCTGCTGCAGCTATTTCGTCCACTCGTCTTAGTCAGATGTGGAACATTAATTTCCTACGTAATTCGGCACACTCGCCGTATGCCGTCATCGTCGAGGGCGGCAATCTCAACCATGAGTCGAAGGAACTGATCAGGGCTTTCGTCAACCGAGAGGGCAAGGGCGTTGCGAACGCTGGTCGCGTTTTGCTGTTGGAGCCTGAGCTAGACCACACCCCAGCCACCATGCGTAATGGGGTCAAGATTCGGCTGGAGAAAATTTCGGTTGGGTTGGCTGATGATGGCTCGTTCCTCAAGCTGCGAGAGGCTGACAACGAGGAGATCCGAGAGGTCCTCGGCACGGCCAAGATTCTGCTCGGCACCTTTACGGACACGAACAAGTCCAACGCCACCATCGCTTTGCGGGTTACGGTTCAGCAGGAAATTGAGCCAGACATTGCCCGCAAGGAGCACACGATCAATCACACGATCGTTAAGGACATGGGGATTAAGCTGGCCAAGTTTAGGTTCAAGCGACCTAAGATCCTTGACCCGCTCCAAGACGCATCTCTCATCATGAAGTTGATGACCGCCTTCTCGGTCAATGACTTGAGGGAAGCTCTGTCGGAACTTCGCAGCACGCACATGCCCCCGATGGATCACCCGTTGGCCAGGGTACCGATGGCGTTCTTCAAGGACCCCAAGATGCTGGCTTCTGCCGAAGCTCTGGTTGAGTCCGTGGTGGAGAGAACTCGTGAGTTGTCCGAGGATCCTCCTGAGGTTGGTGCTGGAGAGGCTGCTCCAAACGTAAGCCCGCTCTTTCCCGAGCTAGTGGCCGGCGAGTAGTCGTGCCGGCCAAGTACTCCCACATAGGCTTTACACCGCCTAAGGCCGCTCAGCGGGCGGGTGAGCGGGCCCTGGAGGTTCGCGGCGAGAAGCCGGCAAGCCAGCGGGGTATGACCCCCGTAGGTTTGGCCAGAGCTAGGGACCTGGCCAACGGTAAAACCTTATCGCCCGACACCGTTAGGCGGATGAAGGCGTACTTCGACCGCCACGCAGGCGACAAGAAGGGAAGCACTTGGTCCGAGCAGGGTAAGGGCTGGCAAGCTTGGATGGGTTGGGGCGGTGACGCTGGTTATGCTTGGGCTAGAAAGGTGGTGCGGCAGATGGAAGCCGCAGATGCTCGTGTATCCAAGTGCTTCAGTAAGGTTGCGACAAAGGTTTATCGGACTAAAGAGGAGGCTGAGGCGCGGGCTAAGGAGCTTGGCTGCAGCGGTCACCATACCCATGTAGTTAACGGCGTGACATACTACATGGCTTGCAGTACGATGGCCGAGTTAACCAGTAAAAACCTCGTTGGTTCCGTGCACACCTTTATACGTAAAGCTAGCAGTAGCCCTGGGGCGCACGGATGGTCGTCTGACCACCTAGCTTACGACTGGTGGGTAGAGAACTCGTTACCCTGGTCAGCCTTGGTTGAGTTGGTTGGGTCGGAGTTTGGCTGGGCTAACGAGCCCACGGGTGACTGGCAGGGATACTGGAAAGCCTACTGGACACGGAAAGCTCAGTTGGGTGCGGAGCTTCCTTCCGACCTCCCCGGCTGGGCCCGCCCTTCTGAAGACTGTCTTACGGAAGAGGATGCCCGCAACTGGCAGTTACGCTGGTGTGAGACTGCAGACTCGCTGGTCTCCTACTGGAAGTCGATGGGTAGTCCTTGCAGCGGTACCTTGGCGTCTACGCTTCTTGCTCACGGGGTGCATCCCCCGACCGCAGATCATCTGATCTCTGCCATAGAGAAGAGTACCCAGGAAAAGAACAGGGCTGCTCAGAAGGCTAGGAGCAGCAAGTTCGGTATCGCAGTTCTGCCTCAGGGTCATGTGACGAAGCCCGGTAAGTGGGCTTACCTTTCGGACAGCCAGTTCGGAGATCCCGTCAACTACAGATACCCGCTCCATGACAAGCCCCACATAAGGAATGCCAGGGCACGGTTCGCCCAGGAAGGTGGGAAGGCTTACAAGGGCAAGGATGTTATCCAGCAGCGCATCGCCGCTGCTGCGAAAAAGACGGAAGTCGGCAAGAGTGATAGCGCCCCTGTCGAGAAAGCCTGGGTAGAGATCGCCAAGGCAGAAGAGGCAGACGATCGGCAGATCGTCACCGGGCCGGTGCTTATACCAAATAAGGTAGACGGTCAGGGCGACGTGATGGGCGAGGAAGCTATAGAGCAAACTGCCTACGATTTTCTCGCCAGCTATAACGAGGGTACCCGCCTAGGCGTACAGCACCAGATGTTTCCGCCTACGCTAAAGTTGCTAGAGTCATGGGTCTTGAAAGCCGACTGGACGATCGCAGATCGAACTTTCGCTCAAGGTACTTGGTTTTTAACTACAAAGGTACTTGACAAAGAATTATGGAAGAAAATAAGGTCCGGTGAAGTGACAGGTTACTCCATCGGCGGATTGGGTTCTGGCCGAGCAATAAACCCGGAGGATAGGTCGTGAGCATTTCTTTTGAAGACTTGGAAGGTGCCAAGCGTGAAATCACCGCTATCCTTCCTGAAGAGGTATCGCTAGTGGATATTCCAGCTATCAAGGAGCAGTTCGCAGTCATCAAGAATGCGGACGGCGAGGCTGAGGTTGCTGCCGAGGGAGTCGATGAGACCCCGGAAGTGGCCGAGGTCGAGAAGGAGGCTACGGAAGCCCCCGCCATCGTTGCACTCCTCAAGGACTTTGAGGATAGCTTCGGCGCTCGTATTGCTGAGTTGGAGACGGCGATTGCCGACCTTCGCAAAGCTTCCGCCGACGAGGAAGTTGCTGAGGAGCCTGAAGAGGCCGCTGCCGCAGAGCCTGCGGAAGAGGCTGAGGCTGAGGCTGCTTCCACCGAAGAGGCTGAGGTCGCCAAGTCTGACCTTAACCTCTCGCAGCTTGTCGCTGCCGTCTCCAAGACGATTATCTCCGACCTTGAGGCGCGGGGCGTCATCGCCCCCGAGGCGAATCAGGTCGAGGAGGCTCGCAAGGCTTTGGACGAGTCCATTGACTCGTTAAAGACTGAGTCTAAGACGGCGTTTGAGACCGTGGCCAAGGCGCTTGATGGCTTGGCGGGTCGTGTGGAGTCGATTGAATCACAGGATGCCGGATCTGCTCAGGCGGATAAGCCCATCCAGAAGAGCAATAACGGTGGCAACGAGGCGGGATTCTTCTCCTCGATGCTTCTTAATGGCCTTGGCGGTCGTCAGTAAGGAGATTTCTGATGGAGATTCTTGATAACGAAAAGATTGCCAAGGCTTTAACCTTGGGCGATTCCTTGGACCCCGGTGGTGCGCTCAACCGTGAGCAGCAGCAGCAGTTCGTCAAGATGCTCATGGAGCACACGACGATGCTGGCCCCCGGCGCTGGTATCCGTAACCTGACCAAGAGTCAGGCATCTGGTCAGATTGACAAGATGTTCCTGCACGGTCCGGTCACCGTTGGTGCCAGCACGGTTCTCGCTGAGAACGCCTCTGGTGATCAGTCGGCCGCCACCTCCGCGCTGTACGACACCTCTTACGAGCGTTTCGGCCAGCTTCAGTGGGATGCTGTCAAGCTCCTGTCTCGGACTGCCTGGACGATGGAGTTCCTTCGGGAGAACATCGAGCAGCACTCGTTGGAGACTCAACTCCGTGGTCGCCTTCTCCAGAAGATGGCTTCGGACCTTGAGGACTTGGCCATCAACGGTGACACCAGCATCGGCACTTCCAGCCCGCTGGACAACCTCCGTAAGGCCAACCAGGGTTGGGACAAGCTCTCCGATGCCGCCAATCAGGCGGATGCCAACGGTGAGTTCATCAGCCGTGCTCTCTGGGTGAAGGCTTACAAGAAGCTGCCCCGTAGCGTCCGACGTAATCGTCCGAACCTGAAGTGGTTCATGAACGATGATGTCGAGATGGACTGGATGGACCTGCTCGCTGGTCGTATGGATGCTGTGGGTTCTGCTGCCATTGGCGGTCAGACGCTCAATCCTCTGGGCATTCCCTACATGCGAGTTCCTCTGATTCCCAGCGACAAGTTGCTGGACATCAACGAGGCGACGTCCGCTCAGGCTCGCTGTACGGAGCACGGCCCCTTCGTGTTTACGAAGGACGTCAACGACGACGTGCAGATCAACATTGATGCCCACGTCCTTAAGACCATTGACTTGCACACCGATGCCGCTGCGGCTGGCGTGACCGTGGTTCTCGGGGCTGACAACAAGTTCACGTTGACTGCTGCTGAGGTTGCTCGGATTATCAGCCACACCTACTTCACCGGCTCCGGTGTCGCGAACGTGGACAATATTGCGACGGTGGATCCTCTGACGGATCGCATCTTCATCACGAGCCCGCTCACGGGCGTTGCTAGCAAGCTCGTGACGGGCGCTGCTGGTGTTGGTACGGCGCACGCTGTTATCGGCCTGACTAGCGGTCTTAACCTCACGGCTGCTGCTGCTGCCGCTGGTAACGACTTCTACGAGGGGACGTTCGTTTGGTTGGCTGACCCGTCGAACTTCATCCACGTCACGGTGACTTCGGACCCCGGTACGAATAACCAGGGCATCCGCACCTACTCCGAGTTCAACAAGGACCGGGACCGGGTGGAGATGATTACCTACGCTTGGACGGACGCTCTCATCGAAGACACTCAGTCGATGGTGAAGATCCGAGACCTGCGTACCCAGGGTATCGTCATCTAGCTGATTCAGTTTCCCCGGTAGGGTCGCATAACGGCTCTACCGGGGAGACCACCTTGGAGAGCGAACATGGCAGCGATTCAGACAGAGTTTGTCTCCGGGGATTTGGCGGAAGTTCTTCGTAACTACGTAGACGAGTTCGCCATCCGAACTCAGTCAGGTAGCGCCACAATGCCCCACGCTGCAGTTAGCGTGGGCGTTACGCTGGCAACCGCAATGCCTGACGCGGACTACGAAGTGCTCGTTACGGCCACAGGCCCCAGTCCTGACGGTGATCCAGTCATTGCCTGGGTGTCAGGAGTAACTGCCACCAACTTTGTCATCAACATCGCCAATGCGCCGGGAAATGCCACGGACTATAACTTCGACTACCTGGCCCGCCACAATACGAGGTTAAACACTTCGGTTGACGGCGCTCCCGCCCAGGCTTTGGCCAAGGTGGAGATGGATAAG